CAATGGAGTACTTACCGCCAAGGAAAAAGCTAAGGAAAGCGGTGACCAAGTTAAGAAGGCTGTTGAAGAAGGTCTTTCTGGTAATGGTCAAGGCTTTGATAGCGGTCTTATCACGCAGGCATTCACCAAACTCAACGAACAAATGGGCGGTCAGCTAGATATCTCCAAAGCTTTGGCTGGTGTTAAAGCAGGGGATATTAATCAAGAGATGTTGGATAAACTAGCATCTGGGGACTTTGCAGGTATCTCTCAAGAGAACATGGACGAGTATGCTAAACCGATTGAAGGTATGGGCGATAAGGCTGCCGCGGCTGTCGATGACGCTAATGCTAAGGTTGGTGCAAGCATGGATAAGATGTCAGGCGATGTAAATGCGAAAGCTACCACAACCCAACAAAATCTTAATACCACTTTGGGTAACTTTGCTCCTGGTATCAATCTTGCTGGTACTGGTATGACTAACTACAGTAATACCATTGGTAACGGTAAGACAACGGCCGAGTCATCTGCGAAAACTGTTGCAGATAGTACCCAAAAAGCTATGAAGTTTGATGGTAAAGACCCTGCAGATAAGTCCATTGATTCATATGCCAATAATCTCAAGTCTGACTCAAATAAGAGTAAAGCATCTAAGGCAGCAGGAGAAGTTAATAAGTCTGCACAAGACGGTCTTAAAGGTACTGGTACTGCGGCTAACTCTGGTGAGGCTATTACTAAGGCCTTTGCTGGAGGTCTTGCTTCTCAAGCGGCCCTTAAGGCAGTCGATGATGCTATGGCTAAGGTCAACTCCAAGGTCAAACATCACCAACCACAATCTCCAGCCAAAGAAGGGGTCTTCTCTGGTGACGGATGGCGGGGTGTATTCCGTTCAGGTCTTGCCATTGTTAAGGAATTTGCTGGAGGTTTAGGTTCTACTAAATCTATGGAAGCTATTTCCTCAAACATGGATAAGGTTAATGAATTCGTTCAGTCTTCTATGGAGACTATGACTGGATATCTGGATGAGAATATGGATATGAACCCAACCATTACACCTGTCCTCGATACGACAAATCTTGATGGATATAACTGGAATGGTTTCGGTTCACTTAACCTTTCAGGCGGAGTAAATTACTCTGCGCTTAACCCTGCTACAAGGGCACAAGCAAGCAATAGATATTCTATTGATGAAGTAGTTAAAGGTCTTAATGCTCTTGATCGTAAGCTTGAGACTCTTGCAGAAGTCGGAACTGTTGGTAACGAGCTCCTTGCTCAAGACCGTGTCAGTCCTGTATTTATGGATAAAGACCTCGTTAATCGGGCTCTTGCTCCAGGCATGGCTGATGCACAACGTTCCTATAACGATCGACTAAACATGTTAGATGGAGTATTACCAACGATATGAGAGATGAGAACTATTTCTCCATAATCTTTGGTGAGGGAGCCGAAGCTGTTGATATCGGTAAACTCTTTGATGCTGTAACTAAAGTTGAACGTAACGCTGGTGCCGGTTTAGAACACTCGTATTCTGCCGGCGTCGGTCGTTTTGGTAAGACTTGGGTCTCAGCCCATAGAGCAACATATCCTATCAACGTAGAGGCTGTTCTACATGGCGGGCCTGTTGATTTCTTAGCCCTTAGAACGAAGTTGGCCAGAGTGCTAGACTGTCCTAATGGGCCTAAGAAGTTACAGTTTGATGACCAAGATGGTAAGTATTACATGGCGGTAGCTACGGGGGTTACTAAATTCTCAGAAGATATCAAGTCTAGTAAAGTTACTGTCTCAATTGCGTTTGATGTACCAGATGGGTTACTTCATTCAGAAGTTACTAAGGTGCTCAATGAGTCAACAAGAAGCGCTGATATTGGAACACTCACTAAAGAAGGAAAAACTGTCAAAATAACTCTAAACAATACAGGGTCTGCTCCGGCGTACCCTAAGATTAGGGTTCATAACAATTCGGATAACGGTTGGATTGGGCTTGTAAACCAGAATGGTATGATGGAAATCGGTACAAGTCTAGCTGATGTTGCAGGTACTCGGGTTGCCTCAGGTCAGTTTAACCAATCACATACTTTAATAGATATTAAACCCGAAGATAAGGCTGAATGGGCTAAGTTTACAGAAGTCTCTAGCCGATACCAGAATATTTCACCTCTGCCCTTTGCCTCTCACGGAGAAATCGGTGGATTGAAATTAGGTTGGCGTGAGAAAGGTCTTGGTGGACAATCGTATCCTGCACCTGGTCTCCATTGGAACGGACAAGGTAGTAAGGGTGTTGGTCGTGATTGGGGCTGTGGTATTTACGAATACGTTCTCCCTAATGACAAGACCGGCGTTAAGGGTGCTAAAGATTGGCGCTGCGATTTCAATATGAAAGTATGGGAGTCTGCTTTTGGTCAATCAGGAGCGCTCTCGCTTATGTTTATGACCGATGACAACCGTGTTATTTGTGCTTATACTATTGAGAAGCCGGATACCTCAGGTGAAATTACATGGCAGTCATTCTCACTGGGTGATATCCACTCTGGTGCTACTTATCAGCGTGAGATGAATAGCTTCGGTGCCAACAACAACGAACCTGGTCAACCTCGACCAAACGTAGCTTTTAATAGTCGTACTGGCGATGCTTATATTATCAAAGAAGGGCCTAAGTTGACTTTCTCTTATAACGGCATCCCTAAGACGCTAAACGACCCTTCTAAAGAATACCTGACTTGTACTAAGATTTGGGTTATGGCGGGGCGTTATAAAGGCGAAAGAGATGGTGTAGGTTCACTAGATACTCTATGTATTCAATCCATTCGCTTCGTTAAGAATAATGCTGAGCGCTATGACTTAGTTCCTAACAAGTACGCTAAGGGCAGTGAGGTTGTAGTAGATATGGAACAAGGTAAGGTATCGTTTGTGGCTAACCCATCATCATCTAAGGTTGGTGTATCTGCCGCTGGAGACCTTATAAACGGTTCGCGATACTTCTCGATCCCTCCAGGTGAGTCTAAGCTAGAGGTTCATTCATCTGACTTCTGTGAACAAGCACCTGATGTTACTATAGAATGGGATGAAGCCTGGTTGTAAGAAAGGAGGGCCAAAACTTCAAAATGATTGCAAAACCTGCATGGCAGTTGACAGTTCATGATAACGCTATGAATGTCATCGATCATATAAACAATGATGTCCCTGGTTCGCTTAAGTATTACGACGAAGAGTTCCATGAATACTGTGGTAAGGGTTCCTCGACCTTTAACTTTAAGGTTGATAAGTATCTGAACGGTAAGCTAAACCCTAGAGTTGAGCAAACGACCTCTGATTGCTATATCTCATTCCAAGACGATGGTAGAGATTATGTATTCAGTATTATAAACCGTAAAGAGACCAACACCACAATTGAATTCGAATGTAACTCAGCAAATCTTGAACTTCTTAATGAGAAGGTTCGAGCATACGAAGCAAAAGAACCCCATACATTTCTTGAGTATGCTGATATTATGGGTCTATTCAGGTTTACTAAGATTGACCTTGGGCGTTGTGATGTTCGTGACACCAAGCTTACTCTTAAGTTTGAGTCAGATGACGACACCTGTCTAGCCCGCATTATCAAGCTTGTCGAAGCCTTTGATTGTGAGATGGATATTCGAACCTATCTTAATCAGGGAGGACAAATCGATAAGTATGAACTCAATGTCTACAAGTCCCGTGCTCTCGCAGATGACCGTGAAGATGGTCTAGGTCGAGTTCGTACTGATATTCGTCTTGAGATGGGTCGGGATATTATATCGGTAGTGAAGAAAGAGGATAAAACCAACCTCTTCTCCGCTATCCGTATTCGTGACAAAGACGGTAACTACATCAAACAACCCAAGGCTAGAGAAGTTAAGGCGGCAGATGGTATTCATAATGAGATCTACTGTACTCGTAATGCTACGACAATCTACGCTCCTATATCTGCTAGGTTATACCCCTCACTAAACAAACGTGAGAACTGTGATAACTGGATTGTACGTGATGTAAAGACCGAATTCACGGATTACAAACAAGCCTGGGCTTATGCGGTTAAGATGCTTAAGAACTACATGTATCCCGTTACAACATGGGAGATTGAGTTAAACTCAGCGGTAGTTCTACAACGTAACGATATCCGTATTGGCGATATTATCTTCTTAACTGACGAGCACTTCGCTGGGGGTCTTCTGATCAGAGCTCGTGTCACTGAGATGGTGCGATGCTCAACAGACCCAATGAAGACTAAGATTATCTTGTCTAATGTCATCGCTACTAGACCTACGAACAACTCTGTTCTTAGCAAGGCGATGGCTCAGATGGTGGCCGATGCTCAACCTTTCAAAATGAATGTAAAAGTGACAGGCCCTACCATGTTCAGGGAAGTTTCTGATACTTGTGACGTTATTCCTACCTTATACAAGGGCTCTAGCGAGTTTACTGAGGCGGAATATGTGTATTACATAGACAACCAAGTAGCTGGCAGAGGAGATAAATTCACTGTATCCAAGGCTAATATTGGAACTAGTGGTCGTGCCCTTATTACTGTTCAGGCTCTGGTTCGAGGCGAAGTAGTTGAGTTCCAGGATATTACATTTTCAACTGTAAGTGACGGCATTTCTCCAATCTTAACAGTTGTTCATTCCAGTAATGGTGATACGTTTAAGAATGGTATTATTGATACTCGTATTACAGCTAAACTATATCGTAATGACGAGGAGATTGATACTGAGGGAGAAGGCTTCACTTACAAGTGGACTAAGATTTTAGCTAATGGAGTGGCCGATGAAGAATGGGCTAAGAAACCTCAGGCTAGAATGAAAGGCTTTAATCTAACTAACGCTGATGTTTTAAATCGTGCTACATTCTCTGTAGCCATTGAGACGAAATAGAAAGGAAACAAATGGTTGTTGTATCTAGTGGTCAGATCACGATCACCGACGTAGAAGATGGGAAACCAGGGCGTGATGGCCAAGTCGGTGAGAATATACTCTTAGACACAAACGCTATGTCTGTATCTAAGAACTATGCAAATCAAGACCGATATTATTCGCATTCAGAAAACCATGCGTTATTTGAATTCGGATATACTCAAATCCAAGACCCGCCAGTTGTTTCTGTTTCTACTGGTGTCAGGTTTAAAAACAAATCCGGTTCCTCTGGTAAGAATATTGGTGTATGCTGGTATGGCGGTGACTACAAAGGTGTAGAACTCAAACCTGGAACTAAGTACACCATTTCTTGCTATGCGAGGAAGATTAGCGGTGCGTCAACTGCTAAGATGTACATTTACCCAATGCTTAAGGACTGGTCTATATTCGGGGGTTTCTTAACCGATTATATTGTATCTAATGAATGGGTACAGTTATCTAAGACCTTTGAATTCGACCCAACTAAGATGGGTGACAACGACCCCAAGGCTGCTCGTATTTACTTTACAGTACTTGCGACCAACACTGAGTTGTTTGAGGTTCAGGTGTGTGGATTTAAACTTGAAGAAGGCGACCACGCTACACCGTATGAACCAAGTCCTGTTGAGACCACTATTGAACTGGGACGTAAGGCTAACTCGGACTCTGTATTAGAGCAGCAACGTCTACTTAAAGAAGCTCAGGACGAAGCATTAAAGGCTTTGAACGACGATATCATGAGAAAGGTATCTACAGACTGGGCGGATTTAATTAAGCGTATTCGTGATACAGATGAGGCTGGTAGAAAAGCGGCTGAGGAGTCCTTACGTGTGATGTCTGCTCGTTTAAGGTCTGAGGTGTCTAAGCAGTTCGGCGAGTATGCATATATTCGTGAATTCATCACAACTCAAGTAGTTGAGAGTGAGGAAGGCCTCTCTATCGGTAAGCAGGATAATAGCGAACGGTTAGTATTTACGCCTAACCGTATTTCATTTATGTCTGCTGGTAAAGAGATTGCCTCAATCGCTCAAGGGCGGCTTAATATCGACTCGGGTGCATTCACCTTAAGTCTTCAAATCGGTCGCTTTATTACATTCCAGGATCCGTCTGATCCTACACGGAATATTACTAAATATATAGAAGGGTAGGATGATATAGATGGCAACTTGGACTTCGGGGGTAAATAACGGATACTCTCTTAGAATGAACGCGTATGAGATTGGTGTCAACCAAGCCTCCAACTCGTCCACCGTTCGTATAGACTTATGGCTTAAAGTTGGCACTCAATCCTTCTACGGGCCAATGTTCGTAGAGGCTCGTTGCGGCGGACAGAAGCAAAATAAGACTGTTCAAATTAGTGGGCCTGGGTTTAACTCAGAAGTATATCTTGGGACTTGGGATTTCAATTATCCGCACGGCTCAGATGGTAAGCAAGTAGCGAATGTCGATGCGTTTGTTAATGCCTATAGTACAGCCTTCGCTTTTACTGGCGAGTTGGTTGTAGGTAATCGACAATTCGCTTTAACGGATATCCCTCGTGCGTCAGACCCTATGGGTGACTATCAAGGTGTTCTCGGACAGCCGATTACTTTCACCGCAAGACGTAAATCAGACCAGATGTATAATACTGTATGGTTGCGCTTCGGTGACGTCGATACAAAGATAATCGACCCGATGAGAGACACTGCGACATGGACGCCTCCTCTGGATCTGGCATCTAAATTCCCTCAATCTAACGAGGGTGTGGGGACACTTACGCTAATCACATATCGTAATGGGACAACCATCGAAACGGGGCGATCTGCTTCACAAATTCGACTTAGAATACCGGATACTGAGAAGCCTGTTATAAAGGGTATTAATACGGAAGAACAACATGCTAAGTGTAAAGAACTTCTTAAGAACTTAAAATATGTTCGTATTTTATCTGAGATACAGGTGACGCTTGGTGACTTCGAAACTAAGTACGGTGCGACTATACCTGATGATGGTATGACGGTTCGACTTATGCAGGACGCTAAGGTTCTAAGAGAGGTCGTCGGTAAAAACGTTATTCTAAACAATATCAATACAAGCGGTAAACATATTCTAAATGTCACAATCCGCGACTCTCGTGGTTTGACATCAGCAGCCTTTGAGAAGGTTATCCAAATCGACAACTACTCTCCTCCAGTTTGTAGTGCTCGTGTTGACCGCCGTAATGATGATGAGAAAAAACTAAGACTTTACCTCAATGGTAGAACCTTTCCGTTATTTGATGACCAGAACCGGAATGTTAATGCCGGTAGGCGTACCGTTACTGTAAAGAACACCACAACCAATACTACTGTCAATGATACTTCAGGCAACCTCGTAAGTATATTTGGTATAAAGGACGCCGATGCAATAGTCGACTTAACCGCTGATTATTCTACCGGTAATTCGTTTTCCGTTTATATCGCTTATGAGGACGCCTTTGGAAATAAGGCAGACCAGAGCTTAGTTGTCGGTACTATCAAGGTACATCGAACCGATGACCCATTTGGTGTTGGCATAAACAAGGTTCGGGAACGTGGCGCTTTAGATATTGCTGGCGATGTGTTTGTCAACAACAAGAAGTTATCTACTCACGCATTAACTGGTGATGATGGATTTGGAACTTGGCTTCCGGATAATCACGATATCAACAATGTATATCTTGCTGGTTTCTACCGTGCGCGTAATGCTAAAAACGTTCCACCAGGTATAGACTCTCTTATTTACTTAAGGGTCATGGGTAATAACTCTAACTATATTGTCCAGGAGCTCTTCACTTTTGGCGGGGCTTATTTAGGCTACCGTCAGAAGATTGGTGTTAATAAATGGACACCTTGGTTTAGTATTGACAACGACAATACACCAATATATACTCTGACTGACGTTCCGATTGGTTGGAATATTAAGGCTACTTTCCAGAAGCGCGGTCGTATTGTTACTATTGATATCAACGCTATCGCTAACCCTAATGTGAATGTTGAGAATGCGAGATTGGGAGAACGTATACCAAACGGGTTCAAACCTATGGTGAACACCCAAGTCGTACTTTACCGTAACGCAGGGTCTAGTATAATCGCACCGGCTCTATGGTCATTTAACGCCGATGGGACTATCGCACATACGGAGTCTACCTCTGGTGGTAACCGTGTGTATCGTGGTCATGCTAGCTGGTTTGCAGAGTCTACACAGCCTGCAACTGGCGGAGCTAACTTTCAAATAAGGAGATAGAATGAAATTAGAATTTCAATCCAAATCACTCACATATAGTGCCGATAACAAACCCTTAGCAACTCGTGTTGTATTAGGGAATGCTGAAGGCGCTTTCCACCCAATTAACTTGCCACCAACATCAATCGATAAGTCTAACGATGAATTGTTTGATGATGCGCTGGCTATCTTATTCTCTGAAAACTTTACAGACCGTAAAATCAAAGAGACCGACGAGAAGGTCGATCGCTTACAAGCCCTTATCGACGTGTTTACTATTTACGCTGTTACTAAGGACTATACTGGCGACGACCCAATCGACCCTGTATTGTATGGTGCATTGCTCAAGCTTGTACCAGACGCTGTTGTAGGTAAGACTTATAAAGCTAACGACGTCGTTGCTATTGAAGATCCTACTATCAACAACTCCTTTGGTACAGGCAACCGGGTACTTGTTCAGTTTATTCGTGAACATACATATTCGGCCGCTGATACAATCCAAACATTCTACAAGAATGGTTCTAACGAACGGAACGGCGTTGGGGTAGCATGGCCTTGGCCCAACCCTCGCGCTAATCACTAAAAATTCAAAATAAACCAAAAAGAGGTATATAACTTATGAAACTTAATCTTAAACTTCGTCTTCAAAACCGCGCTACTCTTATTGCTCTTATCTCAGCAGTATTCTTGATGCTTCAACAATTCGGACTTACAATCCCTACTAATATCAAAGACGGCGTGAACACTTTCGTGCTTATCCTGGTTATTCTTGGCGTTGTAACCGACCCTACAACTAAAGGTATCGGCGACTCTGCTCAAGCTTTGGGTTACGACACACCAAAGGAAAAAGAATAAACCATACACTTAGGAAGCGTACATAGATAATGCAGAGATTATTAATGGATGAGAAGGTCTTAACCGGCCTTTCTCTTTTTATTATTGCTCTTATCAGTTTACTAACCAGGAGTGTTAATATGTATATTGATAAGGTTAAAAAGGAAAAAGAAGAAGATGTCGCACGTCAGCAACGTTATGCTAATGAGCAAAATGATAAGTTGAATTCGATTAAGCGATCTATGTTACGTTCAGAATATCTCGCTATATATAATTCTACGGAATTCACGTATAACGAAAAATATATTATGACCCGACATATTATCGCTGATTATCAGAAGCTTCGAGGTAATACATATATTAGAGAACTCGATGCGAAACTTGCTTCAAAGGTTATAATGTCTGACCGAGAAGGAATTCTATACAACGGAGACTATAATGGCGACCAAAGCTGAAGTAATTAACTGGGCTAGAAGTATTGCCGATAGAGGAATTGGGGTTGACGCAGACGGTGCCTTTGGTGCTCAATGTGTTGACTTACCTAATATGATTGCCCAGAAATTCTTTGGGCGGTCGATGCGTGGGAACGGTATAGATATGCTTAACGCTGGTAGAGGGAATGGTTGGCTTACCACTGGTGCCGAATCCCCTCGTGCTGGCGCTATATTCTGTATGCGTGTGTCTTATCATGGATATGGACATACGGGACTCGTTATATCCAACCCTGACGGTGCTGGGCGATTCCAAACTATTGAGCAGAACGTAGATGGTGGATTAGGTGGCGGCCCTGCACGTTATCGTACCAGGACACTAGGTGGCGGTGCTGAGACTATTATTGGTTTCACATACCCTCCTTATTCTGATGGTATCGATGGTGATGTTGGTGCCGGTGGCCCAGCGCCCGAAGCCCCTCAACCGAACGGAGAGACAAT